GACGTAAAGGAACCCTTGTGGTCCTGGTCCTTGGAATCCTCAACGCTACCCTTGGATGGGTACATAAGGAGCACAACGTCAGCATCATTCTCGATGTCACCTGAATCCTTGAGGTCATACAGTTAAAGCGGTCCACGCTTTGCACCCTCTCGGTTTACCTGAGCCAGCAGGATAACTGCTATGTTCAAGTCCAGCGCCATCTGCTTGACCTTGTGGGAGATGTCAGCGATACCCTCGTTCTTGCTCATCTTGTTTGAGTTAAACGGAATCAACTGGAGGTAGTCAATGATGACTAGCTTTACTCCCTTGTTCCGTACGAACTGTCGGGTCTGACTTACTAGGTCATCAGCACTACGTACGCTGTGAGATGTAACGATTGGGTACTTGGTGTCGAGGTCATTAATGGATTGATTGACTCGATTCACTTGGTCATCAGTAGCTGTGCCTTCACGAATGTTCCTCATGTTTACACCTGATATTGTCTGTAGTAAACGATTAGTAAGTTGCTTCTGTGGCATCTCCAATGAGAAGATACCGCAGGCATGACCATCCTTTACGACTGACTGTGATGCTATGTACAGAGCTAGTGCGGACTTACCGCATGATGTCGGAGCGGCTAAGGTTAGTACTTCGCCAGCGGCGATACCACCATTACCAAGCTGGTCATCGAGCAGACCGAGGTGCGTCTTAACAACGTCAGCCTCGTACGTTCCGTCCTGCATTGCTTTAATCTCAGCCATGATTTCTTTAGCTGAGTTAGAGATACTGGACTTGTCATGCAGTCGTGATGGCTTAGCTATAATCTCAGCCTCAAGTGTACTACGGATGTGGTCGTAGTTCATTGTCTCAAGCTGTGATTCATCCATAGCGACACGGCACGAACGAATAAGGGAACGAAGTCGGGACTTCTCGTCCACGATACCTGCGTAGTACTCAGCCTGTGTGGACGTTAGAGCCTTGTCCATGACTGCATATATACCAGCCATGCCCCCGACCTCATCAAGCCCACCAAGCATCTTTAGACGCTCGGCAATTGACACCTCGTTAATTGGTTCTCCAGCTGAGGCGAGTTCGCCAAGAGCATGGAAGAAAAGTTTACCCCGAAGGGTATAGAAATCCTCATGGGATACAGTACGGCTTACTGTGTCGTAAACCCCAGTGTCCCCGTCAAGGAGACACGATGCGATTAGTTTGTCCTCCGCTTCTTCGCTATGCGGTTGCTTTAGATTGTTCATGTTTGTCAAGTATTTCTACCAACGAACGAAGAACCTGACCCAAAGCCTTATGTTTAACACGAGTCTCTTCTGGTAGCTGGTAGCTATCAATCTCATTGTAGATTGAGAGGGAGACTTCGGTTGCTTCAAGGATTGTTTTGTTCATTACGTTGCTGTGTGTTGTGTTGTTATTATTAGTCATATAGTGAATACTTGCCCCTTACAGGATTATAAAGGACAAGCATTCTACCATAACTGATTACGGCTTACTCTCTCGGTCGAGCATCCCAATGGCTATCAACGAGTAACCAATTAGGTCACGGAAGATGTCCTTGGATTGGTCGCCCTTTGTGTTAACTGAGAGTGAGCCATCGGAACAAAGAGCACGTGCCCTTTGGAATTTATCCTGCATCCTGACACAGATACCAGTCAGGGGATGAACACCGAACTCAACTGACTTGTCGAAGTTAGCGAAGGGATTATCGCAGGTCTGACCACCAGTGTAATCGTTGTTCTTATCAGCAGTCAAGGCAAGGATGGAAGTGACCTCCGCATTACGGAAGTCCTCCCACCACTCCTTGTCGAACTTACGTTCGCTCTCCATTAAAACGGAGTGTCGTCACTTGTCGGTGCGGTAGCCGCTTTGGGCTGTTCCGTACGTGGCTTCTGTGCCTCATCGACTGACTGTACTGCTAGGGACAAGAAGTTAAGTCCGCTCTTGGCGACCTTCTTCCAGCCCTTAATGTAGAAGTCCTCGCCCCCTACATTAATCTTACCAGTATAATCAGGATGTGTTTCTTTTTCCTTGCGGTCATTCACAAAGAATGTACCTCGATTTGTGTTATCGTATTGTTCGCTCATATTTATATGTTGGTTTATGGTTAGTTAGAATTTGTTTCTGAATCAATGAGTGAATCAATGATTACGTGTACTCCGTTGTCAAGCTCGATACCAAGGTGGTCAGTAATGACGTTAATCTTTTCACGCTGTAGGCTATCCCACTCGTCCACCCTGCGATACTTTTCATCGGTGTACTTGTATATCTGTTCGAACCTTTCATCAATCAGTTCCTCAATCTTGTTGAGTCTCTTCCAGTTCTGTTCGCACTCGAACTCAAGGCGGTCAACCGCCATCTTGATTGATGCTACACGTTGTCTTAATCTACGGAAAAACATATTAAAATCCTCCCTGGTTGATTGGCTTGGCTTGCTTCTTGCCGTGGTCATTGGTAGCGTCAGCATCCTTGACATCGTCAATAGCGAACAGTCCGTTCAATGCGTACTTACGAGCGTAGCTGCTGGCTGAACCAGTAATCTGTGCATCGTCCATACCCTTCTTGACCTCAGCCTCACGAGCAAAGCCAGTTGAACTGACAACAGCGTTTGAATCATTTGAGTCAAGTAACTCGCAGGTAGCCTTGACGTATACACGACCACCTACCTCAACGATTTCATCGTGAATGATAAGTGAGCATTCGTTCTCAGCAAGTAATGGTTTGACTGCGGTAAGGATGTCCTCACAGGAGCGGTACTTGTACCCCCCGAATTTATTAGTCTGCCCCTTCGGAGCTTTGAGGGATGACTGAATCCCTTGTAATTTTTGGTGTAGGTTTTTACTCATATTTTTCTTTCGTTAGTGCACGGAATAAATCCGCACGATGATGGTGATTTGTACAGGCTTCAAGCATTTCCTTGCTCGCACCTAACGCCTCCAACTCTGACCTCTGCTCATCAGCTGTCAAGCTTGATAGGAACTTTCGTGTTAGTTGTTTGAGTCCAACTGGATGCAGGACATCCGTCTTGTAGTCCTCAAGGTAACAAGCCATAGCCTCCAATGTAACAGGCAAGAAGTCCTTGTCCCCTTTGCACATACCAAGGTAGAAGTTCTCGACCTTCCCTAGTAGACTGTTGGCTTGGCGTGAGATTACGCCACGTACCATCCCAGTCTGGTGGTCATGGTCAAGTACCCAGTCATCAGTCTTAATGCTGAGGATGGGACAGCAGGTAGGTAAGTTAGCCTCCCTGTATTCTTTTACTTTGGCTTGTGTTAAGTAAGGCATATTGGATTAGCTTTCGTTCTCTTCTATTAATTTATCCGTGGCTTGCACAAGCTTAACGAGCTCTCCCCTGTAGAGTTTTACATCCCTACGGAGTTTATCGTTCTCAAGTTCTAGTGCCTTTACCAGTTTACTTACTGGACATGAATCAGTTGTTATCTCTTGGCTCATAGTGATGGTGTCTTTTGGTAAGGTAAGTTAAAATCCCTTGCCCATTTGTTATAAGTACTCTGATGGCAACCAGCGAGTTTTGCGGCGTAAGGTGCTTTGTGTCCCTGCCTGCGGTACTGCTGTGTCTGTAGTACCATCTGTATTTTCTCTTCGTCAGTCATCCCATGAGGACATATCATCTTACGTCTCTTCGGAACGAAGTCCCTTGTGCCTGCTTCCCTTTCAAAAGCCTCGTCATCCTTCACGGCTTGAGCAATCTTAGCTTCAGCCCATTCCATGAATTTACTTATTGATTCTGCGTAACTCATAATTGTGTATTGTTTTTTATTAGTAGTGAAAGCGGGACGAGTAACCCAAGTGAAGTGTTATCGTCACCACCTTTTCGTTCGGCTGATGTGCCGAGCAAAGGTCGTATCAAGTCCCGAAGTTTGTCCGTCTTGATAATTAAAAATAAATCCCCTATATCAAATGCCCAGTAGTCCGCTTCGCTTGATGCGATACCCGAACCCTTGCCACGTGACATGAACTCCACGTACAGGTTGCCAGTTACCCTCGCCTTGAGGTCACGCTTTACCTCTACTGTTTTGTTCTCAAATATATCACCGAGTTCTTTCTCGGATACTTGACCTACCTCTAGGTCATGTCGGAAGTCATAGTTGTAGTTCATGTTAATCCTTTAGTTCTTCAACGGACAGAATCTTTCCTGTACCGCCACGTTTGAATCTGCATCTTCCATCCTTCTCAGGATTGACCTGTAGTAAAAGACGGACAGCGTCCTTCTCGTTGTGTGCCCACTTGATTGCACA